TGCCATGCATAAAAGCAGACGGTACTCCACTATGGGAATTTAAGCATACGATAGAGGAATTGCATAAACTCAAGAAGGCTAATGAAATAGTCTTTGAAAGGCAGTACATGCAAAATCCAATGCCTAAACATGGGCTAATGTTCCCATTAAAAGACTTAAATTACTTCGATATTAATAATACAGCAGGATTAAATGATCCCGACTTTACCTTCGTGCCATGCGACCCAGCCAATGAAGGCGGTGATGATTTTGCAGGTGGTGTGTTTAAGTTGATAGGGGATAAGATATTCTTAACCGATGTTTTGTATAATACCGATGGAGCAGATAGTAACGAGGTAGCATTAGTTGAGATGATTAAACAATCAAAAGCTAATAGTGTAGGCGTTGAATCTGTTTTTGGATGGGTGGAAACTGCAAAAAGAGTTAGGGAAGATTTAGCAGAAAAAGGATTTGAAGGTGAATTTAGACTGTTACGACCTCGAACTAATAAGCATAGCAGGATTTTAAACCGTTCATCTTTTATAAGAAATAATATGTATTTTCGTAGCGACTATGAAAATTATCCGCAATATTATAAATTTATGAGGAACTTAACAGCGTACTTAAAAATTCAAGAAGCAGGCAAAAGAAATAAACATGATGATGCTCCCGATCTTTGCGAAATGGCAGGTAGTTATTTTGAGGTTAATTTTGCTCATCTTTTTGGCATGAATAAAACATAAAATATGGCATGGTATAATCCAAAAACATGGGGTGAAAATCTTAACAAAAGAAACATTCAGATCCCTGAAAAAGTATTCATTGAACGTGAAGGTGGCTATTATGAATATAGCGAATATGAACCTCAGCACCTTGAAAATTACTTAGAGTCTTTATTGGGTGGTCACTATTCAAAACAAAACTATATTAATTTATTTTATTGCCTACCTGAAATATTCGCACCAGTTAATGAAATAGCATCGAGGGTAGCTGATGCTAATTGGCAATTGAGAAAAAATAGCAATGATGAGGTAGTTTATAATGATCCGTATTTTAATAAATTATTTGAATCTCCAAATCCGTTAATGAATTTTAAGCAGTTCATTTGGCAATCTGTTTGCTACGAACTTTTGACGGGTGCAAACTTTCAATACATAAATAGACCTTCGACATTACAACCAACATTTGATAATATTATTTCTCTTTGGAATTTACCTACATCAAGGCTAAATATTGAATTAAAAAAGAATGTAGATATTTATTCATCTACCTCGATGAGTGATTTAGTTCAATCTTACAAAGAAGGACAAAGAGTATTTGAGGTAAAAAATGTTTTGCCATTTGTGCAGTTAGATATTGCTAGGGGAAACGATGTTAATAAGTTTGTTTCTCCACTTCAAGGTGCTAGTATTGCAATTAAAAACTTAATCCCAGTTTACGAAGCAAGAAATGTTATATATGTCAAACGAGGAGCTTTAGGCTTTATCGTATCTAAAAAAACAGATGCGAGTGGTACGATGGCACTAACACCAAAGGAAAAACAAGACGCTCAAGATGCTTATCAAGCCAACTATGGATTGCAAAGAGGGAAATCTCAGATAGGGGTATCTTCCGCTCCCGTTGAATATATTGACACCTCGATGTCTATTCAAGAATTACAGCCATTTGAGGAAACCTTATCTAATGCAATTGCTATTTATTCAGCATTAAGAGTGCCTCCACATTTAGTGCCATCTAAAGACAAATCAACATTCAATAATGCAAAAGCGGACATGAAGTCTTTTTATTCAGATGTGATAATCCCGATGGCGAATAAATACGCTCAGAGCTATACAAAGTTTTTTAACATAGATCGTAAATATGTACACGCCGATTTTAGCCATATTCCAATATTGCAAGAAGATAGAAAGGAGAAAGCCGATGTAGAGAAGATTTTAGGCTCTGTATGGCTAGAAAGATGGAATAACGGCGTTTGTTCTCTCAATGATTGGATAGTATCAAATGATGGAGAAAAGGGAACAGGATCAATTTATGAGAAGAAAATCTTTGAATTAACAGAAGATGAACTATCTTTGGTTAAGAACGTATTAAATTTAAAAGGAAATGTCAACACTCCAACACAAAATACAGGAGATCAAGCAGCGAGCAGCTCCGATATCGTTTAGTACGATTGCTATAAATGAAAAAGAGATTACTGAAATAACCGACAGGGTTATTAGAGGATATTTAGTTAAGTGGGGCAACAAAAATATGTTTGGTGAAGTATTCGTAAAAGGTGCATTTGCTAAATCGATTAGAGAGAGAGGTCCGGGAAGTCAAGCGAAATATAAGCTTACTTTTTTATGGCAACATAACCAACATGATCCTTTAGCTTTATTTGCAGTTCTCAAAGAAGATGATTTTGGCTTATACTTTGAAACCGAACCATTGGATGATGTTCCAAATGCTGACCGAACAATTAAGCAAATCAATTCAGGAACGTTAAATCAATTCTCAGTAGGATTCGATTACGTATGGGATAAGATAGAATATGACGAAAAAACAGATTCTTTAGTTCTTTTAGAGGTTGATTTCTTTGAAGGTAGCGTTGTAACTATCGGTGCTGATATGGAAACATTCGCAATAAGAAGCAAGGAAGGACTATCTGATTTACATGATGATATAGAAGATTTTATAAATCAAATACCAAGAAAAGACAGATTACAAGCTAGAAAGCTATTCGCTTTACAAAAATCACTTATACCAATTGAGCCGTTTGAGCAACGCAAAAAGACACTCAATGAGGATAAGAAAGATAGGAAAGCAATAGATTATAGTTATTTATTAAATTCACTTTAAAATTTTTACACATGACACCAGAAGAAAAAGTTGCTCATGATGCGTTGCTCGAAAAAGTAAAAGAGACCGCAAAAGCAGAGATTGAAACTAGAGGATACCAAAATAAGGAGTCTGTTCAGTCTTTATTAGATACAGCCTTGCAAGGCTTACCAATGGAAGCTTTAAGAGCTTTCGATGGTGAAAAACTAAACACTTCCATTAAAAACATTGCCGCTGAACTTGAAAAAGTTAAGAATGTTAGAATGGGTATTGCTGACCAAGATGACTCAAAAGAGTTAATTCAAAGGTCAATCAACGCAATGTTATTTCCTGAAGATGGAAAAGTTTCTGACGTTGAATTAATGATGAGAAGTAAGGGTCAAAGTGGAAATAGGGAGGTAGTTTTAAACATTAGAGCTGCTGCAAATATGAGCACTGGAAATACTATTGACCAAAATAACTTTCCATTAGCGATGATTGAAAGCTTTAACGTCATTGACGGAGTTGTCAAGAAAAGACGTGGAACGCAGTATATTTTCGACATTGCAGACGTGACTACTGTTGCTGAACTTGAAGAGTACACAACATGGTTAGAAGAAGGCAATAGCGAAGGTGCATTTGCAATCGTTGCTGAAGGTGCAGTTAAGCCTTTAGTATCTTATGCATTAGTTCGTAACTTTGCCAAAGCTAAAAAAGTAGCTGCTAAGTATGTAATTACTGAGGAGTTCGCAAAATTCAGAAAGAAAGCTTTATCTATCATTCAGAACCTTATCAACGATAAGATTTTGAGAGATTATGCAGCTATTTTAACAACCGACCTACAAGCCTTAGCGGCTTCATATGTCGGCACCTCTTTAGATGATACCTTTGTAGATCCGAATGATTATGATGCTATTGGAGCGGTTGCCGCTCAGATTGAAACGTTAAATTTCTTTCCTGATTTATTGATTATCCACCCACAAGATAAATGGAGATTGTCACTAGAAAAAGACTCTCAAGGTCGTTATTTTATGATGATTCCAATGTACAACCCTGATGGATTAGTTACAATGATGGGATTTAGAGTTTTAACCTCTACTTACCAAACTATTGGAACTTTCACATTAGGAGAAAGCGGATTGTTTAAAATTGAACAAGAATCTTTGACTATTCGTCTAGGTTATGGTATCGATTATACAACAGCCACAGTTTCTGGAACTTCAGTTGTAACTTCTGTATCAAGCGACTTTGATAACAATAGAATGCGTATTATCGTAGAGAATTTCTTCAAGGATTATATTGCTACTAACAATATTGGTTCATTCGTAACGGCTTCTTTTGCAACTGTTAAAGCGGCACTTTTAAAACCTTAATACTTTAAGCCATGGCGCAAGAAAAAAGAGAACAAAAGATAATTCCAGCAGGACAGGAAGAAATCCAACCATTAACAACTGAAAATTCAGTAGTTGATGGCGGAACTTTAGTTAGACCCAAAGAAGATGTGGTAATTGTTGGACTCAAAAACAGCCTATTAGGTGAAGATGTTGAGCATACTGTACACCGTGTATTAGCCGACAAGCTAGTTTCTAAAGGTCAAGCCAAACTAAAAAAATAACATTCTTATGATTATCAATAGTACATATTTTATCAATGAGATTTTCATAGCGGGTCAAGCTAACAGCGTTGACATAGATAGTTCACGTTCTAAACTTTCGGGATTCATAAGTAAATATGAGCCTAAGTTTTTAATAGAGTTATTAGGACAAGATTTATATTCTGACTTAACAGCAGGATTATTAGAAGTTCCTATACCTCAAAAGTGGACTGACTTAAAAAACGCCTTAGCAAATGATGCGACTAAAGAAAGTCCTATTGCTAATTATGTGTACTATTGGTACTTAAGAAATGCGTCAAGTACAACCGTTGAAGTAGGTGAAAGTATGCAACTTACTGAAAATGCTAATCGTGTAAGTTCTATTGATAAGCAAGTAAGGGCGTGGAATGAAATGGTAGACCTAAATAAGAAAGTAATTATTTTCTTAAATCAAAATGTATCCGACTATCCAAATTGGGGAGCAAGAACACCGATTCATTTCGGATGGGCTTACGGAAACTTCCTATTGTGTAGGGGATATGATTTAATTCAGTACACTAATTCCATAAACTTATGATGATTATTAAGGATATAATCAAAGATGTAGTATTTAATGTAAGTGCTGATTTGCTTAGTCAATTACAGACCTATGATTCAACTATTACGGGAGTTCACTTTATGAATGGACACCCTTTGGAAATCATAAATAGGCTTGTAAAACGTGAGCAAAACGGCATGCAATATGATAAATACCCTTTAGTATGTCTATTCCATGACTTTCCTGAGAAATCATTTGCAGATGGCACGATTGAAGCTACACTTCATTTAGCTATTTGCAGAGCAACAGATCCAAATTTAATAGCAGACGAGCGTTACGAAAAGAATTTTAAACCAGTTTTATATCCTATTTACGAAAAGT